AATCCAAATTTTTGTCCTGTTAAATCTTTTGCTTTTGGCATAAATATCACTCCCAATATAATGATAATAAAATAAAATGGCTTGATGTATTGGCATCATTATCTCAATAAGTGGCCTACTTATTGCTACCCATATGGTCCTCCATCTTGGATTTGAACCAAGGACACACGGCTTATTGGCCATTCGCCGCAGAGTTGAACTGCGCAATTCCTTTGCGAATGAAGGCCGCTGCTCATAACCAGACTGAGCTAATGGAGGATAAATCTCGCGGCGACATTAACTTCCGGGCCTCAATCCATCTGTCGCAATCGCCGCGAATGACGTAGTATCCACAATCGCGTTTTGTAGATACAAAAACCAACTATGCCGTTTGCTAGTTTTGGTAGGCATCCTTAAAAAGACCTCACCGCTATTCTTCACGCGCGGATCGTGGCTGACACTAACGAGTTCAACTTCCGCCAGACTTCGCAGATTTTCTGCTACTAATTTAACGATAAGTCTGATTACCGAGCGACTCTTGTGTATATTCCGGACTATCTTACGGGGCAAGCGAACTCCCGGCATTGCTACGCCAATTGATAATACAGGTTCTACTATTCCTATATTATTAGCTCCAACGTCTACTTCCTTTTCGTCGCGCCGCGGTAGAAGTAACAAATACCTTACAAACCCTTTGAGGATTCGAACCTCTCAACGTCCGGCCAGGACCGTATGCTAACCATTACATCAAAAGGGCGCATGCCCTACTTTTTTAGTTTTACTTGTGGAAGTAGGAAACTCACAAGGTCTAATCGGTTAATTACTCCGATCATCTATAAGATGTGGTGCGTAGACGACGCATTGGCAGGAGTTTAAGGACTTGAACCCTAACTTCGGAGGTTGGAGCTCCGCGTGCTACCAATTACACTAAACTCCTATATTAAGGTAAAGGAAATAAGTTATTTCCTTTACCTTACATATATATTATATCTTAATTTTAAATAAAAGTCAAGTCTTTTTCTTTATTAAAATTGCGATTGCTAAAGCTACTAATCCTGAACCCAATGAAGTGAAAACCCAAGGAGGGGTGTCATCACCAGTTTGAAGCATACCATATAATGGAGTTTCGTAATCCAACATTTCTAATAAATTATCCAGCTCTTCTTCTGTCATTTTCATAATTTTTCTACGAAAAATCTGCTGTGGTGTTGTTGGGGTAGAAGATTTTTTAATAATTTCTTCTCGTAAATTTGGTGGTAAAGTTGGCTGTGGAGTTGGAGTAGGAGTTAGAGTTGGAGTTGTAATAACTGTAATAATTTTTGGCGTTGGTTTTGGTGTTATAAGAGGAGTTAAAGTCGGTGTTAATGTTGGTTTTACAGTAATAACTGGTGTTGAAGTTGGAGATGGAGTTAAAGTGGGAGCAGGTGTTTCAGTAATAGTAGGTGTAATAGTAGGCACTTGAGTTATTCTTGGCGTGGGTGTTGGGGTAGGAGTTGCAGTAGGTGTGGGTGTTAAAGTTGGTGTAGGAGTGGGTGATATTGTTGGAGTGGGTGTAGGTGTGAGTGTTGGGGTAGGAGATGGTGTTAAAGTTGGAGTAGGTGTAGGAGTTGGAGTAGGTGTTGGAACTAAGGTTGGGGTTGGAGTAGGAGATAAAGTAGGAGTGGGTGTTGGAGATGGAGTTGGCGTTATAGTGGGAGTTGGAGTAGGTGTTGAGGTAGGAGTTGGCGTGGGTGTTGGAGTAGGGGTTGGTGTTGGAGTCGGACTTGGCGTTGGTGTAGCAACAATTTTTACTTTATAATTAACTAGCATATTAAATAATTCACTTTCAAAAGGATTATTTAAGGTGGTTGCTAATTTTATTTTATAAATTAATTTTAATATCTGCCCTTCTATATAAGACCCCAATGAACTTTTTTGTTCTATCATTTCTGGAGTAGTAATATCAACAAAATCTTGTTTATCAACTGATAATAAAACTTGAAAATTATCAAGAATAGATGATAAAAGTTCTTGCATTTCAATGTTAAAAAAGATTTTTTGAATGACCTCATAAGTATAACCTTTTTCGCCATTGATTTTAAGTTCTGCTTCAAGATTTAATTCATCTCCAGGTAGCAAATATTTAGTTTTATCTTCATCTTCGCCATTTTCGTCGGTAATATTTGCTAAAATATCTCCAAAATCTTCTCCAATTAAAATTTTAGTAATTAAACTGCTAACATTATCTACTTGGTCTTTTTCGCGTGCTTCAATATCTATATTATTCCACGGATCATCAGAAGAAAAATCTGGATAAAAATTTTCTCCTTGAACGGCGTCTGCGTTAGGAGTCGTGCCAACATAAGAACTAGAATATAATTCTTGATAACTAGCAAAACGACCATAATAACTTACATAAAGTGTATAGCCTTTAGGTAATATTTTAGTATAATATAAATAATCACCTATAAGAACATAATCGGAAATACCTTCTTCTACTAAATTTCCTTGGTCATCTAAAATACCTACCTCTGCTAAATCCCAAGCGATTTCTGCATTTTCACCAGTAGAACGTATGGTTCTGTAAGCATTTAATTTAACTCGCACCCAAGAATCAATGCCGTTTTGGGTAACTTCTGTTTGCATTGGTACGCTGTATTTTTTTGTTACTCTGTCATAAAAATAGTTATATACAGCAACAGTTTGTGAAATATTTACTACGCCTAAAGTTTTTGTTAATTCAACCTCTGCTTCAAAAACAACATCTTTTTCGTAGCCGCAATCAATACAAATACCTTCTTCATTATAATTATGAGGAGCAAGAATGGTATTACTTAAATCTTCGCGTGGCTTACCAGAAGTTAGAGTGCCATCACGCTGGACATAATACTCCCACACTTCTGTGCAGATATAGTGATTTGTGTCGTCTTTTGGGTAAATAGTTTCAGTAGTGTCTAATTGTGTCGCGGCAAAACTTACCGAAGAAATAAGTATTAAAAATATCGTACATAATGCAAATATTTTTTCTTTCATAAACTTCCTCCTTATATAAAAAAATTAAGTATACGGTTATGGAGCCGTATACTTGACTTGAACAAGCATCTATAGATTACGAATCTATTATTCTACCGTTGAACTAATACGGCATTATGGTAGACCGAGTGGGATTTGAACCCACACTGGCTAGCTCCTTAGGCTAGTGCCTCTGCCGTTGGGCTACCGGTCCATATTTGCTATAAGTAACCGCTCCTAACTTATAGCTATGCTCAACCCACAACGAACTGATTTGAGCTTCCGTTTTGGTGCGCCAGGATGGAGTTGCACCACCGATGTTTCTAACGTGGCGGATTTACAGTCCGCTGCCCTCGCTGCTAGGCATACTGACGCATAAATGGCACCCCGTGTAGGAATTGGACCCACATCTCACGGGCCGTAGCCCTGTCCGTTAAGCTAACGGGGCAAATACTAGTCGCTTTAATAGAAGGATGTTTGTTAGATATCTGCCTTATCCACTTGGCTAAATACGCTGTGCGTAATATGGGATTCGAACCCATGTGTTCTATAAAGAACGTTTGCTGTGAGCGACTATATAAATGGCGTAGGATACAGGATTTGAACCTGTGTGCCATATTTCAGACAACTCGCTTTCCAGGCGAGCACCATCAGCCTCTCGGTCAATCCTACATATTAATGGCGCGGGCTAAGGGATTTGAACCCTTGCGACTTTTACATCCTATCTGATTTCGAATCAGACCTCTTAACCCAGACTTGAGTAAACCCGCGTGGCACCCCCGCTAGGAATTGAACCCAGATTAAGAGATTAGAAATCTCTTGTCCTGTCCTTTAGACGACGAGGGCATATTAGTCAAATAAAAGAAACCGATTAAGTATCAACTTTATTTCTAGGCACTCGTTTTGCTTAATAGCTATGGTTTCTAATATTTGACCGTCCAAAATACTACAATCTTCTCAATACTTAAATAAAGAAAATTGCTGTTTGTGCCTACCTATTTTATAGGTAATAGGAACCTTATTGGTAGGAAACCAGGGATTTGAACCCTGACCAGACAGATTAAGAATCTGCTACGCTACCGTTACGCCAGTCTCCCATACACCGTTCCTACATTATTTTGATAAGGGCGCGAGCAACGGTTTGTCATATACAATCAAGCAACGCCCTTTGGTGGCTCCGACAGGTGCTGCCCCTGTGTTTCGAGATTTTCAGTCTCGCACTCTACTGAGTTGAGTTACAGAGCCATATGGAGCAAGTAACGGGATTCGGACCCGTGATTGCTGCTTGGCAAGCAGCCGTATTACCACTATACTATACCTGCTTATCTTCTAATTGTTCTCTATATTTACAATAACAATCAAAACAACGTTCTCCGTATTTTTCTTTTTTAGTACATATATCTTCATATGTACTATGACCAGATATAATATCATAGTCAGTTTCAATTATTTTCTTGTAAATACAATCGTATTTATTCATACAAAATCTCCTTTGAAAATGGCAGTCCCGCTTGGATTTGAACCAAGAAAACATGAGTCAGAATCATGTATGTTGCCAATTACATCACAGAGCTATATGGTCGGATAGAAAGGGATTGCACCAATATCAATCTTCCCCGTTTTCAGACCTTCACTCAATAATACTGCATCTCTTGAATGTGGTTTCCGAGCGTATGTCCGAATGCTCACGTCTGTTACGCTACCCGATATGGTGAGCCTGACTACCTCACCTGGTCTTCGTCGCCCCGAAGAGAAGGACACGTTTCTTTATACAGGCTCGTGCCGCCTGATTGGTAGAGAATAACGGATTTGAACCGCTGACTTTTCGGATGTAAGCCGAACGTTCTACCTCTGAACTAATTCTCTATAATGGTTGGGCAGATTGGATTTGAACCAATGACTTTTCGCGTATCAGACGAAATTTCTACCACTGAATTACTGCCCATTATGTAATAGAGAACCACTCGCGTCCCACCGTCCTGTTGTGCGCGCTTATTAGTCAAACGAAGGTGAACCTTCTCCTACATCGTCAACGCACTCATACGCCAAAGCCTTGTCCGTTCTCATATGGAGCCACCACTGGGACTTGAACCCAGCCTCTCACGCTTACCAAGCGTGCGCTTTACCAACTAAGCTATGGCGGCACATAAGGTGAGGTTTCCCTCAACCTTACATAAATATTATACCAAAATTTTTACTTAAAGTCAAAGAATAAAGGATTGAAAATATCAAACAAAGTTGGAATTATACCTTTAGCGTCATCCTTCGTAAGTGTAGTATGAAAAGTCCCGAAATCTTTGCAGAAAGCTTCAAGTACTTCACTATACTTATGCTGTGCGGCAACCATAGCCTTACGAGCCTCTTCAACCTCATTTGCGCGGGCCTTGCGTTCGGCCGCGAGAGCTTCTTGCTTAGCCTTACGTTCGCGCTCTTCCTTTTCCTTTAGAATCTTTTGACGATTCTGCTCTTCCTTCACCTTAAATTCGGCTTCAAGACAAGCCTTTTCTGTGTCATAATACTGACGAGTTACTTCACTAAAATACTTCATATAAGTTCCTCTCCTTATATAGATTTAATATGCCAAGAGGAATTCCTCTCTTCCTCTTGACATATTAATTATAACATAAAATTATGTAGAAGTCAAATATTAACATATTCCCATTTATATCCACCACAAGTTTTTTGTTTACCTCTACAACATTTAATAATACTAGATAAATCAATATTATATTTTTTCGCAGCTAAAGTGGCATATGCAAATTCTTCTATTAAATTACCTTCTTTATCTAACTGTCTTATAGGACGAGCACTAGGATTATTTGCCCCACTAGTGGCTAATGAAAGTTTCTGATGAGTAAGTTCTTTTCGTTTTGTTATAATCTTTTGATATTCTTTATTATTAGTCATATCTAATTTTTGAATAGGATGCTCTTTATAATATTTTTTTAATGATTCAGAAATTTGTTTACGGTTTTCTAATGAATGATATTGGCCCACAGAATTAGTATTACCTTTACGATTTTTAGACATTAAATAACGAGAGTAATCAGAAAATTTACCATTTCCTCCTTCTCGTAAATTATAACCAAAATTTGGATTCATTAAATTCCATTCTTGGATTAATTTTTGTTCAATCGCTCCGGCTTCTTCTATAGACAAATTATCATATAAAATTTCGTGATTAAAACTATCCCAGCCATATTTTTCTATTGCTCGGTAAAATAAATAATTTTTAATATATCCTTTGCCATTATTCCATCTTTTTTCTGGATTATTACTAATTCCAACATATCGCTTTCCGTTTGGTGATGTATGGCAATAAACTTTATAATTATTCATTATAGTACCTCTTTCCATCCATAAACATTTGGAGCCCAAATATTATTTGCTATAACAGATTCATAAATTTTATTTTCAAATCTTACTTTGTCTCCAATTTGATATGGATTTGTACTTTCTGGTTGCTCCCATTCGGGGATAACATTTTCATCTGGAATTAAAACTTTCGTCCATAAACTTGCTGCCGCGAGTGGAGTCCAAGATTCTTGAGAATTATGAGGTTGTAAGCAACGATATAAAATATTTTCATATCTTACTCTATCATCTTGCTCGTATTGAATATTAGGCTCCCATTTAGGAAATAGTTGGACTGCTTCTAACGCATCTTCATCTGATAGGTTAGAAGCAGCCTTTTCAATATATGGACGAAGTTTAATTGCTAAATCAATTAAATTTCCCATATTATTCTACCCCCAATAAGATTTTTGCGGCTTCAAGTTCTTCTTGAAGAGCTGTTATATCTGTTTGTTGTTTAAACATTTTAGCTAGATATTCATCTTTATCATATTCTGTAAGAGTATAGTGATAACGATTAAAAGTTTTTTCTTCAATTTCTTCTGTAACTTCTTCTATATTAGAAGTTATAAAAACTTTATCAGCCGTTATATCAATTTCTGGTGGTCTTGTGGTAGAATAAGTGTTTTCATAAATTTTCATTTAAACCACCCCATACCATAGATTATAGTTGTGATTATCGGTGAGAGTATTAGGAGTTGGGATATACATTACGCGCGCAGTATCGTGCTGGAAGTGGAAAGTATCCTTTTCTGGATTAAAGGAATAATAGAATATTCCAGCATTTGTTCCAGAAACAGAATAGCCGCCAATAATACCAGTATAAACAGTATTTGTTGTAAGTGGTGGGTAATAATAGTCTCCAACTGGAAGGGCGCTATTTGCATTAGTGGCTTCAATTGGTAAGAAAACCCAATCGTGGTTTTTGTCATAGCCAAAAGCGCTGATCCAATTTTCACTTGCTGGGACTTTAAAATCAATAATTTGGTCTTTATAAGTGACGATATTATTTACAATAGTAATATTATCAATAAATCTCCACATATTACCAAATGGATTTTCCATACCACGATATGAAATCGCGCATTGTCCTGCGGAGCTATAAGTTGTAGAATTACCATTGCGCACGCTAATGGTTGCGCTTGCCTGACCAGATTCGTTAAGTAGGCTTAAAGTAGAACCTGTATTACAAGAAAAGTTAATGCCAGAACTTGAGGTTAATTGAGTTATACCAATATTAAAAGCAGATTGGATATTTGGTTTACCATATTCAACGGTCATTAACATTTGATTTGCAGATTCAAATGCTAAATCTGTCATTTTCCAACCAGTGCCATTGTTCTCACACATCTTCTTCGCTGCATTAACAGTAAAGTTTTGTGTTTGTCCGCTAATTGGCTTAGCATTTATAATAGAAACAAGACAGTCGTTTTCTAAATCTACATCTTGCGCGTCGCCTAATTCATAAGTGCCCGCGCTCACACGATAAGTTCCACTTTCAAATGCGGGAAGTAGGGCATAACGCAAAGCATTACCATTTTCATCTCTAAATAGAGGATGTAGACTGAAACCAGCATAGCGTTTATCTGCGAGATATAGGTGCTCTTTATTTATTTTAATGCCATTAGAGATTTTAGAAACAGAAAGTGGCACACGAAGATAGTAGAAAGCAGGTTGATAAACCATTATGCGTTTATTTGCTAATGTAGAAGCATCTTCTTCGCCAGTTAGGAAATATTCAATATCGCCAGATGCGCTAACAACACAACGTTTGCGCCCACCGTAGAAAGTAAATTTATCAAAGTCTTGACCTGCGGTTAGGTTTTTTGCGCCCTGTAAACGCGAGAAAGTTTTATTAGAGTAATCTAGCTCTATACCAACAACATCATCGTTTTGGTATGTGCCAGTGATGATTTGAGTAAGAATTACATCTGCTTCTTTAATAGAAGAAGCGGTGATGTTGCCGTTTTCATCAATAGACACGATAGAGCCTTCATCCGCGGCTGAAATATTGCCGGAAATATTTCCAGAGCCACTACCGCTACCAGATGGGATTTGTTTAATTTTATTTTCTAGTTCAGTTTTTTGCGCAGATAGTGCGTTTGTAATGGCTTTTTGCGTCATTGAACCATCTTCATTTGAACCAGTAGAAGTATAGTGCTTAAAGAGATTTAAAGAGTTTAAAATACCCTTTTTGCGCACTTTCATTTTTTTACCTTTATAAGAAGAAGTATTGTTGTCTTCAACATCTACTTCGGTAACAGCTTCATCAATCGCGGCCTGAAGATCTTCCGTAGCAGCAGCTACTACTTCACTTGCGGCGGAAGCTACTTCTTCTTTCATATCTTCTAATTCAGTAGCAATTTCTTGCGCGCGAGTGTTTGCGGCTTCGGCCGCGGTTTGGGCTTCTTGCGCGGCAGCGAGAGCGTCTTCGGCGTCATCAATTTTTTGAGCAACCTCATTTGCTTTTGCCATCGCTGCTTTGGCTTGTTGAGTTAATTTTGCTGTTTCTCCAGTAAAGGATTGATTTTTAGCAATTAGAATGTCTAAAATATCCATTTGGGTTTCCTCCTTTACAGTTTATTCCAAGTATGGTTGCTATCTGCAATATATAATTCGAGAGTATCATTATCTCCTTTTATTACAACGCAAATAGAACCTAATGTAATATATTCTGGTGAAATATTTGCCATATCTTCTACGGTATCACAATAATGTTCGTAGGTCGCTACATTATCTTGCGAACCGCGTTTTGTCATTATATTCATTTGGCTCACCGCCTATTAAAGTTTTTCAATGTGTTTTAGCCAATTATCAATGGTGATAGCCTCCATACGCATACCCTCCATAACACTACGGCTACGTACTTGATTGGAAATCATCATTTTATCATTAATTGGCATATTCTCCCATTTGTCTTTATGTTTTCTGAAATAATCCGCGAAACGAAGCTCTGTGGTATAGCGATATTCTTGATTTTCTTGATCTATCCACTCGGGTTTATTCATTGTATAGTATGCGTCAAATATCATAAAGACAGCATAGAACATTGCTTTGTCTTGTATACCACGGCTTAAGAAATTGTCAACCAAGGCGTCATTACTGTCTAACATATTGCGGTAGGTTTTTAGAATATATTTTGGATCGTGGCGGCAAACTGAATTATCGCGCCATTTCCATAGGTAGAATGGGGTTTGACAGTATTTTACATTTTTGGAGAGATTTTGCGCGAGTATGTTGAAATAACTATCTTCGTGAATGGTGAGCGCATCGTTGAAGCGAATATCGTTGTCAATTAAATATTGGCGTCTATGGACTTTACCGTGAACGAATGTGCTATCCATTTCGTGATTAATGTATTCAATTTGTTTTGTTTGCGGGTTGCGTGTTTCTTCTACAAAAACCGAAACTATACTATCAAAACCTACATTTATTTCTCTAAAAATTATCCATAAACCGCAAGCATTGTAGAACATATCGTCTGCGTCGCAGAACATAATATAATCCGCGGTTGCGTGGTCAAGACAAGCATTGCGTGTTGCGGAAACCCCGTTATGGGGCTCTTTGTAATATTCAATTTTATATGGGTAAGAGTTTAAAAACTCGTCAGTTAGGAAAGTATTGGAACCATCATTGCAGATAATGACACCAATTTCGTTCATATCTATTGATTGTTGTATTGCTATGCTGTCTAGCAATGGTTTGATTATATTATCTGTTTCCTCATATTGGGGAACTAGGATTTGTAGCTTCATAATAATTATCTCCTTTAACTCTGTTATTTATTTATTCAACTCCGACAAATCTATCGGAGAAATATGACCAGTTATTAGCGGTTTTATAGCTTTCTAGCATTGATGCGGGGACATAAATGCTACCATATACACCATTCGTGCTTGTGGTATAACCCGCAATGGGTGTAGAACTGAATACGTTACTATTTGTTAATGAAGGCATAGAAGAACCCATAAAGTAGACAGATAATAAATTACGGCAATCTTTAAACGCGCTATTACCAATATTTGTACATGCTGGGAAACTCGCAGTAGTTAACCTTGAGCATTTATTAAACACAGAATTCCCAATATACGTACATGCAGGAAAATTCATAGTAGTTAAATGTGTACAATTATAAAATGCATTGTTTCCAATGCTCGTACACACAGGAAAACTCGCAATAGTTAAACTTGTACAATTATAGAACGCATAAGTTCCAATATTCATACAGGCAGGAAAATTTACGGTAGTTAAATCTGAACACAAATTAAACGCAGAATTTCCAATGTTTGTACAAGCAGGAAAACTTACGGTAGTTAATATACAACCATTAAACGCATAAGTTCCAATATTCGTACAGGCAGAAAAACTTACGGTAGTTAAATTTGTACAATTATAAAATGCACTATTCCCAATATATGCACAAGCAGGAAAACTTACAGTAGTTAAACTTGTACAGTTATAAAACGCATTATCTCCAATATTCGTAACTCTCGAATTATAATAACTCCCACTAATTGTCTTTGTAATAATCCCATCTTCCACACTATTATCTCCACCGCCACCAGTCTCAATTCCCTCAATCGCACTCACAAACCCACTAGGAAATGCCAAACTCTCCGAAGTGCCACCTTTCGCGCGAATAGCATTCGCAACACTCTGTAATTCTAATTCATCAGTTAAATACTTTGCCATTAGAAATTCACCCCCGTAGCAACGGGTATCTGGTTCAATACTAACGTAGCAATATCGGCCTTATCCGCATTGGTTAAAGTATAGGTATCACCGGTATCACCTTTCGGGCCTTGTGCGCCTGTGTCGCCTTTTGGACCTTGTTCACCAGTATCACCTTTTGGCCCCTGTGGTCCAGTTGCGCCGATCACACCAGTACCAAACTTCTCCCATTCATCATCAACATAGATCCATTCATCAAACAGATCATTACCCGAACCGCCATTAGGAACTAAATAAAAAATATTTTCTTCTGGTAATTCAACTGTTGGTTCTAATGTTTGACTATCATATTCACTTTGACTACAAATATGAATAAAATCCAACGATACCGCTCCGCCGCTACCACTACTGGACATAGCAACAGGAACCCATTGTTTATCAGAACCAGCAATATAAATACCTAACTCATTGTTTTCATCTTTAAGCACTACCGCAGTAGAACCCAAAGTAGTTTGACTTTTAGGAATATTTGCTAAATCTGCTTTAGTATCACAATAATGCTCATAAGTAATAACATTATCTAAATTACCTTGTTTAGTCATTATGTTCATAATATCCCTCCTTTTCTTAAAAAAATAGTAGCCAGAACAATTTATAGTGGCTTAACCTCGTTTAAGAAGTGAGTGTTCTATATAATTGTTCTGGCTTTTTAAGACAAAGATTATTCAATTAATTGCCATCCATATACATCAGGAGCCCACACATTATTATCTACTGTGGATTCATATACACTATCGTTATACATTACCCTATCTCCTGTTTGATATGGGTTAGTTGAGTCGGGTTGGCTCCATTCTGGGATTTCACTACTTGGTTCTTCAGTTGGAGTTTCTTCCTCTTCTCCAGAAGTCCAAGGTGCGCCAACAGCGCCCGGTTCCCAGACATTGTTATCTGCGGTTGAAGTCCAAAGTATGTTATTATGATATACCTTGTCGCCGCGAGAATAACCATTTGTACTATCTGGTTGTATCCATTCTGGAATAATGGATGGATCTGGGTTTAAAATAACTGCGAATAGGCTGTGAGCCAAAGTGGGTATCCAATTATCTTGGGAGGTGTGTGCTTGAAGAACTTTGAATAAACCGTTATTATAACGAACACGCTCCCCAACAAAATATGCTACACCAGACTGCCATTCTTTAAATAGAATTGTGCGTTCCGCAGCTTCTTCATCAGTCATTGTTGAAGTTATACTATTAATTTCTTGACGAAGTTCAGTAGCTTCTTGGACGGATTTAACACCAACTTCGTCCAAAGCTATTTCTTCGTCGGTTCTTATATAGATTTGATTGTCTTTAAGATACATATTGAAATATTCAAGTGCGGCTGAAGCACTATCGCCGGCGAAGTAACTTTCGGTGTTTGCTTCACCTTGGAATGAGACAGTAAGACCGCCTTGATTGTTTAGGTATTTTTCTTTTATAAAGCCCATATTGAAGCCTCCTTTATATTAGCCAATAGCTATATATGAAATATCAGGCGATCTATTTGAAGAATCACCATTATAAAGACGAAATGTGCAGCCTGTCTTAGTTACACTGCCAGTCTTAACAGAAACAGAGCATCTACCAAAACTACCGGCGCTTGATGCAGTAGTGAAACCAACAACAACATCAGGAACTGTATCAAGAGCAGCCCAAGTAACATTTACATCAACATATGAGCCGGCATTAACAGTAATACCACCCGTTGTTGTATCACATCTAATGCCTAAGTTGCTGCGAGCATTTGCTTTAGTTGTTGCACCAGTACCACCTTGTCCAATAGTAACGGCTGACTTGGTAGTTAAGATGTTATATGAACTATTCGCAGTTTTTCCATCAGTACAAGTAGGTAAATAGTATGTTTCATAATAATCCAAATGTGTTCCACTATTGGCTGTTGCGCTCCACTGTCTAAAGAAAAATCTTGATGGATTCCAAGTTACGCTACTATCAGATTTCTTAGTCGCCTTGTATCTGTTTTGCATATAAATGCGTGTCCAAGTTCCAGCATAACTATTGTAATTATAATTATCATCGCTGCTACTTGCATTATTAATTTTACCACCAATTAGACTTACTGTTGAACCCAATGTAGTTGTCGTATTTGGAGCAATAGTAATATTACCATATAAAGTGCCACCGCTTAAATGCAAACAATCATTTACCCCTATTTCAGCTTCACTAAAGCTTATATTTCCAGACCCATCTACAGACTTGCCAGTATGACCAATTGTAAGCATTATAGGACTAGCCCATTTTGTCGCAGTACTACTGTTTCCAGTTACGTCTCCGTAAAACTTTGCTGCCCTAATTGTTCCTGTGGATGGCTGGACAGCAACAGTTTTAGCCATAAGAGCGTTTCCGTTAACGGTGTCTCCTACATCTGTATTATAAGCATCATACTCGGTAACACCAAGTAAGATTTTACGCCATTTAGATGACGTTGAAGCCCCTTGTCTAACTTGAGTAACGTTCGTATTACCAGCCATAGCGGTAGTAGAACTTGTGCCGATTGTTAATGAGGATGTACCAGCACCTATTGCGGTTCTAAATGCGGCCTTGTCGGCAACAGTATAAACAACAGTGCCATTATTTGCTACTGTCATTTCCAACATAGTCTTTTCTGTCCAGCTACCACTAACATAATTCCTTACGGCAATATTACCACCAATTCTACCATCTGCATAAAACTTGCC